GAAAAGTGGAATAATTATTCCGCTGACGTTGTAGGATGCTCAGTTAACTTCCCCTACTTCCACATTGCTCGGATTTTTAAGCCGACCGGAGAGATCTTCATCGAAGATATCCCCGTCTCGTGGAATAATGGAACCTTCAACTTTGATGAACCCCAGTTCTATAAGCCAGCTTACCGACCTGTGTCGGAATGTCTGACTGACCTGCTTTCGCAAGTCAAGGGCCATGATTTTAATCTTGGCGTGGAGTTGGGTCAAATGAAGCAGACTGTAAGTCTGTTAGCTGAGAACCTGAGTAAACTAGGGAGGGCGGCTTTGGCACTCAGGCGTGGCGATTTCGCTACGGCCGCGAGATGCTTGGGCGCCTCCCCCAGGGGGTCCCGGCTTAACCGCTCGGACATCACTGGACGTTGGCTGGAGCTACAATATGGTTGGCTTCCGTTGGTTTCATCGTGCTATGAGGCTGCTAAAGCCTTTGAGGCACTCACCAACGGTCCCCGTAAGCAGGTTTTTCAAACTGCTAGACGTAGAAAAGCTACCTGGGACCTCAGCACAGCGCCGGGCGTCGCATCCTACAAAGTTGTTGGATACGTGCGCACGGCGATGCGGTATGAGTTAAAAGAGGAAATGTCTTTCACAAGACAATTGGGTCTTCAGGACCCCCTCTCGATTGCCTGGGAGCTGACTCCATGGTCGTTCGTCGTGGATTGGTTTTACCCGATTGGGAATTACCTGTCCTTGGTTAATCAAGTACCGAAACTAAAAGGTCGGTGGTTGGTGACGGACACTTTAAAAGTAGAGAAGCAAGGAGTGGTGTCTACCTATACACCAAACTCTTGGGGCGGCCCGAACTGGACAGGCGTAGTCCTCCGTCCTCCTGAATGGAGGTATTGGATGACAAAAGTACGCCGTACGGTTACGGAGTCTCCCCCCGAGGTGCCTAAGCCGAAGCTTACTATGGGCCTAAACAGCTCTCGTAGGTTTTGGAATGCACTTGCTCTCTGTGCCCAACGTTTTAAATCTAAACACACTATCTACGAGCATCCTAATTCTGATCCTAGGGATCACAGTTTGCTCGTCTAGCCTCTGTTGGCTCGGGTGTGGACAATTTGGTCGGGAAATCCTTTTCGACCTACAACCAATAAGGAAATCGCCTCATGGCTGCAATGACCAACCTGCTGGTGAAGGATGACACGACGGGTACTCGAGTCGAGTACACGTTTGTCCCTGTCACCGATACTCCCAAACCGTTGTGGAGAACTCAGATCGCTGGCGTCCCTTTGGACGGCCAGATGACCCTTGAGCTCGAATCGACGGTCTTAAAGAGCGGCGATCGCAGGTTCGCAATGAAGCTCGACGTCCCCGTTATGGAGACTTTGGGCGCTTCAGGGACCTCTTCAGGTTATGTGGCACCTCCGGCCGTGGCGTATCATAATACGTACTACAGTTCGGTGGTTGTCAGTGCACGATCGACTGTTGCCGATCGGGCGAACCTGTTGAGCTTGGGTTCCGGTATCACGATTGGCGCTTCCAGCGTCACCGCGACCGGTATCCTGAGTCAGACCTCGGCAGCAGACGCCTTCAAGACGTCGACTCTGCCAGGTCCTGTGTTCTTCGTCCAAGGATCCCTACCTTTCTAGAAGGCGGGGAGCTGCTACCTTCCCCTTCGTTCCTCCCGTTTAATTGGGAGGAGCGCAGGTTCGAGGACGTGACTCATGTCACTATCCACGCGCCTGTAGGGGGAAGCAGTAGCTTCTCGCTGTATGGAATGTCGTAGGAGGGCGATGAGCCCTGGACGATCTCGATCAATTGGCTAATCAACTAATGGAGGTTACTCTAATGGGTAACTGGATCGATAAGTGGAGCGTTGAGGAATCTAAACAATTCCTTCTCGAAGTCTCCCTGTTCCTCTCTGAGCTCGGCGGTCCTTTAACTAAGG